ATAACAGCTACATCAAACTTATTAAGTCTTCTACGCTCTTCATTTAATGCCTGAAAAATTGACCTATTCATGGCAACATCCTCTACAGTACTAGCTATACAATTATACTTTTCGTGCATTTCAATAATATAGTCCACTACTCCTTTCTTATTTAAAAGTTCCCCTTTAATATCTTTAGCACCTATTGTTGGTATTGACCTATGTCTTTCATATTCTATAACATATAGATTATTATTAGAGTCAATAGCAATGCACATAATAACGGAAAAATCTGCTTCTTTGGTATCAATATCCGTAGCAGGGTCACAACCAATGAAAGTATTAACTGGAACTCTTTCACCATCAACAACAAGATACCCTTGATTTTCCTCACTATCATAATCGTAATAACCTTTCCAAAACTTAATTTGGTCTCTTGTGAATAAAGCATCTTCAGCACTTTGAACCTCCATCATATATTCTTGGAAGAACTTAGAATGCTGCCCAGAATCTTTATAAAACTTTTTCTTCTCGTCTAGTTTACTTTGAGGAAAGAATGACGGCCATAGAGCTTCTCCCGATGGGAGTATCGCTTTATATGTAACTATTTTCCACGCAAAGTCTTCACCGTCTGAAATAGCGCGTTCGTAATTGATAAGCAAATTATTAATAAAGCTGTCATAATGTACGGGAGTACCATTAACACGCAACCTCCCAGTATGAGGCTCAATCGCAGGGTAAACGACAGCAGTGACCAAATTCGCATTTTTGTCCCTGGACTCTCTGGTGATTGTATTTGCTTCGTGTTCAAAATCATCCAAAATGATAAGGTCATAGCGCTTATGGAGTTTAGCACCTCCCCTGATTCCTGCAACATTGCTCTTAGAAATAAGTTTACATCCATTAGTAAGTTCAACATCCTCCTCTGTCCATTTCCTACCCTTAGTTAAACCAAAGTAGTATAGGATTTTCTCATTAAACTCCAAATGATGTTTAATGTAATCCATATTTCCGACAGACAATTTATGAGTGGCGGACACCCAAGCATAGAAGTGCATGTCGTCTTTAGGACAGAAAAGGAAGTCTTTTAATATAGATGCTTTTGTTAAGACTGTCTTCCCATGTCCTCTTGGTAATATAATAGCTAATTGCTTTACATTCAAATCATCTATTGCATCAGCCATTGTGTAGTGAAAAGCAGGAGTTTCTGACCTCATAAAATCGTCTGGTAAGAACAATTTCCCAAAGGCGATTAGGTCTTTATGAGCTAGTTGTAGCTCTTCTTCAGCTTTATTTATGTTTCGTGAATTTATATTCATATATCCAATTCCATTCAGCCCCATACCAACTTATATCTGTATATCTTGTGTCAATTTTGTATGGTAAAACGATGACCAAATTTTTAATTTTCAGTTTCACTAGTTCTCCCAGCACTTAATTTCATCTTCAGAGAACTCCATTGTAACCCAACCTGTTCTTATCAGAGGGAAGAACGAATATCTTGCGTACTCTGCGTACCTTAAAAAACTTCCTCCTCTTACATACCATCTTCTTCTGAGGACTTCTTCATCGTCTTGTATAACTAATGAGTCCATTGGTTTTACATACAGATGGTGATTGTGACCTAAGAAGAAAACATCTCCTTCACTATATACTGCTGACATCTTATTAAGTTCAAGGTCACCATTCTGGGCCCCAGACTTACCATGTCCTGATACTAGATTCCACTTTGTATCTCCTATTTTTATCCTTGTATATCCTGGCATCCTAAAATATGGTACATTTAATTCTTTAGCTAAAATCTGACATACATCAAAGTCTAATATATTGAAGCTCCTTAAAAAATCATGGTTTCCACCCCTAATGAATAAACATTTTTCAGCGATTGGCTCTACTAACCTAATAAATTCAAGGTATTGTTCATCTGGGGGGATTTCTTGACCTCTTTGATTAATCTTATAATGTGGAGGTATTAACTCTAATAAGTCCCCATTACCAAACCATCTTGCATCGTCATCCTCTTCAATCATTTTAACAGCTTCATCAAACTTCCTATGGTCAAACTCATTAGCTCCAACATGAATATCTGTTAATCCATGAACCCTAAGAGTCTTATCACTCTTTACTTTGAATATTTGACCAGGAACAATAGTAGGAAGCTCTTCTACATCAGAACTTATAGGAGTAGAAAAACTTTTTTTGCATGAATGACATTTGAATTGCTGTGATATACTTTTTTGGTTATACCTCTTCCCATCTTTTTTCGTATGGGCAGATGTACAGTGTGGACATATCATATTACTCCCCCTTAATTTGCTTTCTCTCTACTCCTGCTAATTCGTCTTGGCTGAAACCTTGGAACATACCTACCAACCCAACTTCTCTTTGTTTGATTGTTGTACCAGCTGTTCCAATTATCTTACCTAACTCCTTAGTGGATTGTAAAATTATGTTGTCATCTTCACTAAAGTCTGCTAAATGTCTTAGTTTATTTAAAATATATTCATGGTCTATCCCTAAGTCTTTCGCAACATCTAAAGCTGATTTTTCTATTTCTTTCATTACTCTATCCTGTTTTAATAAAATTGTGGCTTTCTTCCTAGCCTTCTGATTAGACATCTCATTGTATGCATTTTTGTATGCATCAACTGCTCCCATCCCAACAACAACATTTGTAGCAAACTCTTTTTCTTTATTTGTAACCTTCGTTCTCTCCTTAACCCTATTGCTAGTATTCTTAATAGTCTTACTGAATGTATACCTGTTAGGGTGGGAATCAAAGTCTGTATCCATTTGAACATTATCTCTATTCAAGAAAGAACCTACAACCGTTCTTACCCAACCTTTAGCAAATTTATAATTCTTCCTATCACTAGGGTGATTGACACTTGTGCTGACTTTTAATAATTGAACGACTCTCCCATCATCGCTCATTACCCAATCTCCCTCTTTTGAAGTTCTCCAATTTTGCTGAACACCTAATTTTTCTGGGTTATCAGCATGGAACTCCTCTACTGAATCATATACAAAATGCTTAATTCCCTTTATCTTACGATGTTCCTTCAATCCCACCACTCTCGTATTTTTCAATCTGACAAGCAAGATTATCTATTAAATCATTGACTGCACTTGGAATCATATATACCTGTTCATTAATCTCTATCGGAGTATATTTCTCAGTAAGGCTACTGAAGAGGATTTCTAATTCCTCTGTTGATAATGTCGATAATCCGTTTAATGCTTCTGCCATAATTTTACACTATTATTTATATTATTTCCCTACCACCCACCCTGAATCTAATGATTTTAAAAACTATAATCAAACATATTTTGCCCAAGTTATTTAGGAAAAAAAATACACCATTTTGATATACAGAGTAAATCACCTCGAAACCTCGTAAATAGGATTATGGAAATCCTATTTTACATTAGAAATTAATATAGGAGTAATACAATGAACAAGAATGTAAGTGTAGTAATTGGTAATGGACTGGATAAGAAAGTAATTTCCATTGACGTATTGATTAGTGATGAGACCAGAGAATTTGAAGGGACTGACTTCCATTTGGTAAAGCACGACAATGCAAAGGGATTTCGTTACTTAGCAACCCCCAAAGCAATTGCAAACCTTGACAAACAATCAGAGAAATCACTAAGCATTATGGATGAATTAGAGGAAACTCTGTAATGAAAGGGGGGAAACCCCCTTTGTTTTGCAACCATATATAGGGGATTAGTGGTGAACATCATGTAGATTAGTAGCCACTCATCCTTATTAATAGTATCAATTCACATATAACTTGGACACTAACTAGGAGAATAGCATGAACACACATAGCACACTTACAAAGGGTACACAATCTATAAAGATTACAACTGTTAAGACTAAGGCCCAACCTGATAAAGAGCCAGACTTATACGACCTTATAACTAACAACAACCCATTGATTGCACACATACAGAACGAATACTATTGCCAATACAATTATGAGATTGAAGATAATTGTGGGATGAGACAGTATTCTAGTGAGTATTGGGAGCGTAGATACTTAGCCGAATTAAATTCATCAATGAGGTTAGATAATAGAATATTCGCACAAAGATTTAAGAAATACCATAGTAAAGCACAATCAAACAATAGCAAATCACAATTCAAAGGGAGAGCATAAAATGACCGACATAAAGAAAATTAAAGGACTAACAGTAATTGATATAGTTAACGATATAGCCAATATGTGTATCAAACTTGGCATTAGATGTGAGAAGAACAAATTACTTAATTGGGAGGAGAAACAGGCAATCATTTCAAATACTAGTGGAGCATTAGCAGCTATAGCTACCATACTTGAAGTATCTCAAGAGGATATTGAGGAATGGATGGAGAAAGAATGTGAAAAGCACGGCACTAAATGGGAAGACATTGTTAGATATGTTGACAGACCACATCAGGAGGCTAATTAAATGACATTAGGCAGAAATATTAAACTAAAGGAATCATCATCTATACTTGATGCAATGGATTACTTGATATTCCAGTCTACACCTGAAC